TTTAATTTAAAAAAAAAATATATTCGTATATTAAATAAAAATGTCTGGAGCTGTAGCTGCTCATGCTTCGTATAATGGAAGCGGGACCCAGGGTCTTGCTGTTACAAATAAAATTAGCGCTAACGACAGTGATGTAATGTCCGTGTTTTACAATAAGAATGACACTACACGTCAGCTTTTATATGGTTCCTCTGTTATGGAAATTCCAACAAGCGGTGTTTCGGGTACTACCAGCTGGGGTGGTAATCAGATTTTTACAGTGAATAATGATATTGATGCGCTCGGTGACTTATATATTCAAGTTGGTGTAAAATGTTCGGCGCACCCCACCACCAGTAAAAGCGGCGGCGGTTTAACCGCGGAAGGTCAGGAGGTAATCCCCGATGGATACACATTTAATAACTTTGGTCTTGCTTCTATCATTGAACGAGTAGAGTTTCAAGTAGGTACGCAGATCTGGCAGACATTAGAAAATGACGATATTCTAGCGTGTAATTGCACAGAATTAGGTGAAGGTGTATTTAAGAAATTTGGCGCCCAAGCAAATGGTTTTGTTAAAACAAACGGCGCCGAATTAGACACAGCGGGTAGAACCGCCTCCCTTCATGTGCCCAACAATATTAATGGACTTGGTAATAGTCTTGAGAGAGCCCATGGAACCAATGTAAGTCTTGGTGATTCTAACGATGTATATACACATAACTTGATATCCGGTTCTGGAATAGAACTTGAAACCGCCAGTTCCACCGTTCACGGCACCGCCACTGCCCCCGCTGGTTACAGTTTAGATGCTCTTGTAAATACAGGTAGATCTACTCTAGCGGGAGGTTTCCAGAAGGTTTTAGCGACATCATCGGCTCCTCAGAGCCGAAGCATGTTCTTACGCCTCCCACTTCTCACAAAGACTATGGCTCCAGAACTTCAGGGTTTCACTGAAAATACTGAAAATGGTTACCTAATGGCTGCTGCACCCCACCAGTCTGTAAAGATTAAGGTTTACTTCACCGATGATTTATCTAAAGTTTTTACCTCCACTCATGAGAGTGTTGTTCCAACCGCAGCACAGGTATCTATAGAACCCGGTAAGCTTTACGGGCGTTGCATGATTATGTGCAACGAAGAACGTGAAATGATGAAGTCTCAGCCACAGGGTATTCCCAAGCGTCTTAAGATGACTCAGAATGTAAATAAGTCGCAAGAATCTGGTTTAGATTCTAATTTTACTCTCGACCTAGACCATTTCTCTCTATATTCATCTCATTTTATTATAACTGTAACAGGAGAACCAGGTTGTGGTCTAGATACTGCTGAACTTAAGCTTAATTCCTCGTCTTTCTCTGGCACTATTGATGCTCAGCTATTAGACGGTACTACAGCTTCTTCTCTAGGTCTAGTATCAAATTCGCTTGATAATGTATTCTCCAATAATATGAGAGATCCAGACCAGTCTAAAAAATCTATATACATCTTCCCACTCGCGTCGAGGGCCTATGGCGGTTCGTCTGTTCCCCTTAACCGTTTTGATAATATTAGACTAGTATTAAGTTTCTCCAAGGAAGCTAAAGCAACCTCTGTCAATGTAACATGTATTGGCGAGACTACATCTACTTTCAAGGGTGGTGCTTCATCGCTTGCAATGTATTAAATACATTTATGAAACTCCCAATTTAAATCTTTACATATTAACATCCATATTTTCTCCTGTTCAAATAATTTTTCTCTACTTTTTAGGAGAGGGAAATAAATTAAATATTCAGGTTTATTAAGTAATTCAAAAAATTTATAAAGTGTATAAGAATAGCTTAAAAAATTTTTTCTATCCTTTGGGCAATGTCTCATAAAGGGTTCTTGTATTTTGTTGAACATATCAATCAAATTATTCTCTAGATCTTGTGAAATAATAAGTTGTTTATTTCCTGTAATTCTATGGATTATATTTGGTATATGTTCATAATACTTGTTTAATTTTAATTTTTTAAGAAATTCTTTAATTTTATAATATGTAATTAAACTTTTATCTGTTAATCTTTCCTTTTTTATCTCTGATATTATCATTGCTATAACATCATCTGGTATATGTGTTCCTTCTCGTCCTTGTATTTGTGTTATCCATTCTTTAAAATGACTAGTTCTTTTGTAACTATATGGTTTAATAAAATCATGGGTCTCAGACACGTTCCATTCCGGTGTCATAGATACTGAATTAATCTCTGTTAATCCACATGTATAACATATATTTAATCCAGCGCCAGAATCTTGACATGTATTATTACCGCAATTGCTACATATGTATTGATTTTTAGAATATTCTATATTACTAGATTCGCCTGGAAAACATTTTTTCATATACATCTTATAATTATCTTCGTTTCTTTTTTCTAGATCAACTGTTACATATTTAAAAATACCGTCGTTATTGTTATTATTTGTATTTTCTGTATATTCAATACCGTCTATATTTTTAACAAATTCTATAGAATTATATAAATATTCAGTTAAATTTTCACAAGTTTCTATAGATCTAATCTTTTCAGTTAAATGGTTAATTTTTTTATTAATTTCTTCTAAATTTTCATATTTTTTATTTAATTGATTAGAATCTCTTGTGCTAATTAATGATGTTAATTCTTTTTTATATTTAGATAAATTTTTAGTCTCGTTTTCTATTTTAGACAATGTTTCATCATGTTTAGCGCTAATAGACATTCTAGAATCGCTATGTACCTTTTTTTTAGAAAGTCTAAATGAAGACATAACGGTTTAATAATATATTAAATAATATTTATTTATTCTTTTAAACATTTTAATAAATATAAAAATATAATATATTTTAATTAACACATCGAATGTTAATTAAATTTAGTTCTCGATTTACATATAAAAAACTAAGAGAATTATGTAGAATAAATAAAATAAAATATATAAACAAATTTAATAAAATTCAGTTATTAACTATAATAAATAATCATAAAATAATTAGTTATATTCAAAGACATTTTAGAAAAAAATTAATTAAGAATAATATATGTGCTATATCATTTGAAAAAATAAAATACCCTTTTATATCCATAAAAGTTAACGAATTCTTTTTTTATTACGATTTTAATAATTTTATAACCTATCTGAATAAATCTGAAATTTTTAAAGATCCGTGTACTAGAAGTGACATAACAGATAAAAAAATAGCTGAAATCAATAAATTGATATTATACTATTACGGAACCAATACAACTAAAATTATTATATCACCAACAATGAAACTTGATGTAGAATTAAATATAATAACATATTGTATGTATGATATAATAACAGAGTTAAATAGAGTAGAACCAGTTGCTGTAATAGATTTGTATAGTAATATACTACCTAGAATAATTTACTATGCCCAATTTTTAGTACAAAATCATTCAAAAGAAAATTCTGATATGGTTCTAAAAGCATGTATTCAAAGTATAACTAGTAAAATTCCTCTAGCAGAACTGATAAAAGATTATTTACTTAGAAAACTGTCTTTTCGTGATCTATAAATTACTAAAAAATATACATATAAAGAAATTTAATATAAAGAAGTCCAATATAAAGGGATATAAAGATATATCATGTGTAGTATATGTGATCCAAAAAATAAATACCCAACCTGCATATGTCATAAAAATTTTAGAACATTTTTTGAAGATTATGAAAATTTACATTCATATGAAAATAATATTTCATTTGAGATAATTAAGAAATGGTCTATATCAACCATGACTATATGCTGTAAGTTTAATTCTGTTATAAATCTAGAAACTTATAGAGAAAAATTTATAAATAACTTAGATTCTAAGATTTTTTATAACTGTATAAACACTTACATAACAGTTAAGTATCAAGATAAGAAGAAAATATCTGCAAAAATATTTAAAAATGGCAACATTCAGTTTGCAGGCTTATTAAATGTTATGTCTTCTACGTATGCTATCAGAAAAATATACAGAAGATTGTTTGAATGTAATGCATTTGTAACACCTGAGACTTCTAAAATAACAGATGTTAGAATTTGTATGATAAATTCAGATTTTAAAATAACAAAAAATATAAAACAAAAATTGTTATGTACACATTTGGATGATATAGAATCAGATATAATAAAAAGATATACATATAATCCAAGTAAATACCCCGGTATTAATTTAAAAATAGAAGATCCTGAAACTCAAAATAAACTTACTGTTGCTATATTTAGACCGGGTAGTATTATTTTAACTGGAGGTTGCGACATTAAATTATACTATAGAACATTTATGTTTTTGTTAAATATTTTAAATAATAATGATTTGTTATATTAAATTAAAAAAAAAATATGATAACAATTTCAAATATAAATAAAATTTTAGATTATTCTATTAGAGAAGACAAAAATACAAAAGGAATATTTAATATGATAAGTAATTTTTTTAAAGATAATAATATATTCGAAATTGATAGTATAGTATTAACTTTAATATATCTTCGTAGATATAAAGATTCAAACTGTGTAATTAATAGTAAAAATTTAAAGGATTTGATTGAAACATGTTTAATCCTATCTAATAAATTTATATGTGATTTTGAAATACAGGGTTCTGGTCCACTTGAAAATCAAGTCTTGAATAAAATAAATTGGAATTTGTATGTAGATTATGAAGAATTCCAACGGGTTAAGAAAATAACCAATTGGAATTTTAATGAAAATAATTGTATATCTTGTTATTAATTATTCATCTATTTCTGCAATAGGTGTAGAAACAGTAATAGGCTCAGCTCCTTCAACTCTTGGATGTTCTTCTTCATCTTTTACTTTGGGTGTATTATTTTCAAATGGTACTTCTATAACCTGATCAGGGCCATTTTTAGATAAACTTTGTTTAAATTCTCTATAATGTCTACCAAAATGCTCTCCAAGAGATTCTATTTGTCTACCTCTTTCTTTGTCAGAACTTTCTAATTCATCTCCCCTAGAGGAGATATTTATAACTTCGTCATTTAATTTCTCTAGTTTTTTATAAACTTTATACATGAAAAAGGCTACGATTACAACGATGCATAGGAGTATAGATATGTAAATAAATGCAGAGCCTATAGAAGAAGATTCTACAACATCCTGATCTAAAGTAGGAAGTGAACTTTTGGGCATTTTAATATAGTATAATAATATATTTATATGATATTAACGTAAATTAATTTATTCTGGGTCATCTTCTTCGTTATGAACATTAATTATGTCTATGCCTTTAAAAAACATAGTTCTTTTTAGCATTATTCCCGACCCCCTAGGATATTCTTTACTTCCCTGTTGAATGACTTTAATACCATTATTTGTAAAAATACCTCCATAATAATCCTTTGTAAATTGTTCCCGCGCTAGATTATTTTCTCTTACGTGTTCATTAAATTCTTGAGAGAAAACTTTTGCTGGTATATAAAATTTATCCCCAAATACAACTTTTCCAGATTTAAGAAAATTCTGAAGAGCATTGGTCGTCTGCTCCATATCTTCCTTATTTTCATGGAAATATCTAGGAAGTATATCCCAAATCCCTTTAATCCCATACTCCCTAATAGCGGAATAATAAGCAGAAACACACAATTTCATAATAGCGGGCATTTCTTTAGATAATTTCTTATCTATAGCAGTATCTGTCTTTACAACCTTTTTCCAGAAATTAACAACAACCGTTCTCCTAGAAACACTTTCGGAGTTATTTTTATATCTCATTATTTTATTACCCCCCATAGTCATATGTAGTGTCCATTCAATTGTTTCGTCATTTTTATACTTTTCAGAATATGTATTTCTACCTCCTTCAACAAGAAGCTGCCAATCAGTTTGTTCCATTTTAAAATTCTCTGAAATTTCAGGTGCTAATACCATAAACTTATTTACATGTGGTTTAATACCAAACTT